TTCCCGGTATGTCTACATAATATACCGGAACATTCTTAATCGTTTTCAAGTAATCTACTGCTCCATTGTATTTCTCAAGAGTGAAGTTTTTATGCTTGTCAATTAAGTCAGCACTGTACATCTGCTTCACTGTAACGTTCATTGCTTTAGAAATCTTCCTACCAACGAGTCTACGAGCAATCATTTCAAAGTTGAAAGATAATACTGCGAAGTCCTCTTTGGGATTCATTTCAAAAAGCCCTGTCTCTAACTCATTCAGGATAGCAGTTTTACCGCTACCACTCATACCTCCTATAGTGACGATACTTCCCCACTCAATACCATTCATTGAGGCTTCATTAAATCGTCTCCAAGGAGTAATTAAAGATTTGATGTTTCCATCCATTCTGCCTTTAATGTATCGTAGCTCCTGTCTAGCAGCTTCTTCGATAGTAATATAAGGCAACTTCTTACCTAACTCCTCGCCCATATCCGGGTTCTTTAGATGTTGTTTGTGATTTCTGTTCACTCAAGCTTTCACACTCTGAAGCAAGAGTTGATCCTACGTCCTTCTTTTCAATAAAGAAATGAGCCTGTTGCATATAGGCATACCCTCTGATTGCAAACTTGTCAACGTAATTCTTTGTTGCTTGAAATATATCCTCCTTTGTGAAGTCATATGAATCCACAAATTTAACCATTTTTTTCAAGCCTTCCAAACGATTACCACGATAACGAAACCCTATATTATTAGACCCTTCGGGGAATAAACTTCTCCAAGCGTCGAACCACACATGAGCGTCATTCGTTTTCTTCTTCTTCTTCTTAAAATACTTATTGAATAACATTTCCCCTGACATTCTTAATACTATATCAGTGGGTTTTTCACCATATTGTTTAACAAGTCCTTGTGATTCTAAATACTTTATTCCAGTATTAAAATCAATGAAGTTGTTATTATATATCTCTTCAAGATACTCATGGTTTTTCTCGTAAACAAGCACAAGAAGAGAGAACTCATACATTCTGAGTTCTGCTCTTTTGTACACTTCAAAATATTCACCTAACATTGTATAAAATTTAGATGTTTGTATTGTAATCTTGCATCTTCTTCTTCTAAAGATATAACATAGTGTCTGACAATATCATCATGACTAAACACTCCACCAAACTCTATAACTAAGAGTCTACGTAAAGTATTAATGTCATTGGTATCTTCATCAGGATACTGCATCTCTATTAGAGAGATAAGAGTACCTAAACTATGCTGTTCTGGTGTGTCACCTGACCTTAGACGTTGTATAATCGAATCCATCGTTCATAATTAGTTTACTGTCAATGTGCCAAGCATTACTAAGATCAAAAGCTTTACTCATAGACTCAAACCATTTAACTGATTGAGTATCATGTACTACGATAAACCACATCTCTGCGACATCATCAGTAGCAAGACGATCAAGTCGTCCTTTCTTCTGCTGTGATCTAGTTTTAGAGCCTATGTAAGACTCCATTATACCATGAGTTGCACCTTTAAGGTTTAACCCAAGTGTGAGAGATTGACAACTACCAAGAGTACGTATTCTACCTTCATTAAAGTCATCCATCCTCTTCTGATTTACCTTCACGCTGTTATGTGAGTGGATTGTCTTAGAGGTAGCACGTTCAATTTGTTTAGTTAACTCAGAGAATATTAAAACTTTAGAAGCTTTATCTCCACTAAGTATTCCTCTTTTGATTGTACGTGCTATAATAGCGGTTGAGTTTAATGATAGTAAAAAGTCCTTTCGATACTTGATAGAGTTTAGATACATCATAGCAGCAAACTTCTGTTCTTTGTCACCTTGACCTTTCCAGAACCAATCTGCTGCATCTTGAAACCATCTGGTTGATCCTTGAGCCAACATCATCCTTTGACTAGCTTCAATGCGCTTAGTCAGGTAGGCATAGTGATCAGCTTCACCCTTCATAAAGGTTTCCTTCTTCGTCTCAACTAACACTTTCGTATCGTTGTCAAGATGATGATCTACAATGAAGAACTGAGTCTTATTAATAAGACCGTCTTCTGCTGATCCATAGTACTCATATATTATAGGAGCATACTTGTCATAGTAAGCTTGCTTACCATTCTCTTCTGTAATATCATGAGTAGCTGTTAAGCCTATTAACCATTGAGTTCCTAATTCAAGAGCTTTAGAGTATTCAGGAGTCATCATAGTATGAATCTCATCAGCTATGATAAGATCGAAACTACTGTTCCACTTGTAGGTTGTTTGAACATTCTCTATTGTTATGTGGATACGCCTACCATCGACAATCCACCAATCAGAGCCAAAATGTTCAAGTCCCCACTTGTATAACTCCTTTCGCCAATTCTCTTTAAGATTTGTTCTCGGTGATGTAATGAGAACACTGAATATGGCTGCGTTTTCTTTGATAAAATCAATCGCTACCTTCGATTTGCCGGTCCCTGTTGACAAGCAGACCGTCCCCTTCCCGTTCTTCGCTCTCTTGAACGCTTCTAGGGATTCCGATTGTACTTGTTCCCGGTTCTTCGTTTTCATCATACCTTAAAAGTTTTTGTGTTATGTTTTCAACATCTAGTTTATAATACTTGTCAGTTACCATCAAGTTCTCAACGCTACCGTTGTTACTTGTTATAAGACTCCTATTCTTAATTCCATAAAACTCACTCACTTCTTCTTGAGTATATCCAAACAGCATGATAGCTAAGTATTGTGCTATGTGTCTGGGTTTTACGTATACACGCTTACGTGATCGCTCTGTTCTAACCAGAGCAGGGTCCATACCGAAATATGTACACACTGTCCAGTTGAGCCACATCAGTCCCGGTTTGCTACGTCTGTCACCTTTCTTGCTATATGTTCTAACAATAAAGTTCCAATCCAAATCGTCGGGAGTGTCTACGAATCCTAAATGAGTCAACAGATACTTTCCAAAATCTTCATATCCGTTTGTCATATTATCTATTTTTCTCTATTTCTTGAAGTACTTTAACAAGTTCATCATGAATTTCTCCTAAATCAAATCGACCTCCTGCTGTCATAAGATCATCAAGATCAAAATCATCATAATAATCATTAACAACTTTTCGTGCAATATGCATTAAATGTTTAGGTGATGCACTCCATTGTCTATATGATAAATTATAGAAATTTGAAATTAGTAAGTCTTTTTCTTTTGTTGTTGTCATATCAAAATAGTTTAAGCTGTCCATCATCAACAGCATTTATAATTTTGTTTATTTCTTTCAAGTAATATCCGTAGTCAATGTTATATCCTCTAAAATCAGCCATGTGTACATACCTATTCATTATAGTAGCTGTTCTACCAGCTTCTAATGAAATGATTCTACCATCTTCACGATTCTCTTTAGTTAAGAGATTACCTCCTTTAGACATATAATACCTTATTGTCTTTTGTTGTTTTCTTTTCCATTTACTATTGTCAAATATACCATTAGCCCATAAATCCCAATCACCTCTTGATCTAAAACCTATAGTAAAATCATATATGTTATCATGATTCCTGATAAACTCTTCAGGTTTAATACCATGTATGTAATAGGCGTGTATTGCTCTAGGAACTACTCGCATTGACCAGTTCTTATTGTAAGCAATAGCACCATTCTGCATAGGTATAATCTCAAAGCAACCTTTAGGTTTAGCATTACCCTCTGTATCAACAGCAAGATAGTTATTCACATCACGAATTACCATCTTCTTATACTCTGCATACTCAAGGATCAAACCAGTAGTTTCTTCCCAATCTTCACATATAAGTGTTAATTGTGGATACTGTGTTCTTGGTATCTTAACCGTTATACCATCAGTGTTTACTTGTAACATTGTTAAATCCTTAACTCTATCAACAAGCTTCTCAGCCAACATGGATAACATGAGCTGACCATTAACTGTGACCTTCATAGTATACATCGGATCATAAAACAAACTGTATTGGTCGTTACTTTTACCGTATGCACCGTTTAAGGCTAACTTTAAGCCCGAATTAACGACTTTATCACCTGATCTCTTGGCTTCCATCCTTGTATCAAATAACTCCTCAT